TGGTAAGTCTATGTGGCTATCACAAGTTGTATTAGCAATGATGACACAAGGAACTAAATGTTTAATAGCGTCTTTAGAAATGCGACCAGTATTAACTTTATCTCGTATGCTTATACAAACTTTAGGTTCACCAGAGCCTACAGATTCATACATCACTAAATGGGCTACTCACGCTAAAGACAAATTGTTTTTGTATGACCAGTTAGGTACTACAACTTCAGATGATATGTTTGCAACTCTTTACTATGGAAAGCACGTTCTTGGCTGTGAAGTATTTGTGATTGATAGTCTTATGAAGATGTCAGATATTAGCGAAGAGTCATTAGAAAAACAGAAATTGTTTTTAGATAGACTTGCAGTAACTTGTCGTGATTTGTCAATCCATGTTTTTTTAGTCTGTCACACCAGAAAAATGAAATCGGAAGACGAAATTCCAGACGCTACAAATATTATGGGTAGTTCACACATAAGAAACTTGACAGACAATGTTATTTGTGTATGGAGAAATCGTGCTAAAGAAAAACTTGTAGAAGAAGGTAAGACTTCTGATGAAGAGCTAAAGATAATTCCAGATGCAAAGGTGTTTGTACAAAAGCAACGTAATAGTCAGTGGGAGGGTAGTTTTAATTTTTGGTACGACCAAAAAGGTCTTAAATACAAGGAGAGTCCAAATGCAAGGTAAAGATACAATAAATGATTTTTTAAAAGCTATACAAAAACATTTTGGTGAAGTAGAATATAAAATAACAACAATAGATGGTGTAACATTTAGAAAAACGAAGGGATGGAGAGATGCTAAAGTGGTCGCTAACGAAGGACAATTTGCCAATGTTGTACGAGAAGTTGAAGGCACTTGACTTTACTCATAGATGGAGAGTAACAGTAACAGATGCTAAACTTAATCGCAGTTTAGAACAAAATGAAAGACTATGGGAGTTATACACAAGTTTAGGCAACCATTTAGGGTTAGATAAACAACAGGTGCATGAGCTTATGTCTTATCGTCTATTGCGTTATCAAACAGTTATTGCTGGCTTTCCTGTAGAACTTATTAAATCAACAACAAAGCTAACCACAAGTGATATGGCAGAATACCAACAACAGATAGAGGTATGGGGTCAGACTATGGGTTGGGGATGGGATTATTAATGAAAGTATTAATTGCTTGTGAGTTTAGTGGAACGGTAAGAAACGCTTTTGCAAAACTAGGACATGATGTTTGGTCTTGTGATTTAGAGCCTACAGAAACAAAAGGAAATCATTATCAAGGAGATATGTTTGATATTGTTAATGATGGATGGGATTTAATTATTGCTCATCCGCCATGCACACATTTAGCTGTAAGTGGTGCTAGACATTTTGCTCAAAAAAGAGCAGATGGTAGGCAGCAGCAAGGTATAGATTTTTTTATGCGTGTAGCTACTATTAATGTTCCTAAATTAGCAGTTGAAAATCCAATAGGGATTATGTCCACAATTTATAGAAAACCAGACCAAATTATTCAGCCATTTGAATATGGTCATAAAACTACTAAAGCAACTTGCTTATGGTTAAAAGGATTACCATTGCTTAAACCTACAAATATTGTAGATAAAGGTGGTGTAGTAACATTTAAAAGTGGTAAAAGAATGAGTGAATGGTTTTATGAAAGCTCACATTTAAAGCCTAAAGAACGTGAAAAAATGCGTAATAAAACATTTCAAGGTATAGCAGATGCTATGGCTGAACAATGGGGTGGAAATGAATTATCGTAATCCTAAATTACTTAAATTAGCAGATGGTGCACCATGTATGATGTGTTCTATGCAAGATGGAACTGTGGTATCTGCTCATTCTAACCAATTGCGTGATGGTAAAGGAACAGGTATTAAGGGACATGATTACCGTATAGCTTTTTTATGCCATCAATGCCACCACATGATAGATAATGACAAATCATTAGATAAACATGATAGAATAGCAGCATGGGAAGAAGCACACCGTAAAACTATAGGTTGGTTATTTACTAACAATCATTTAGGAGTAAAATAAATGGGTAAAGGTTCTGGAAGAAGACCATTATTAATTTCTGAACAAGAAGCACAAAATAATTGGGATAAGATATTTAAAAAGAAAAAGAATAGTGATGATGTATCACCACACGCTTATGAATACGAACTTAATAAGTCTACTGGTGAAGTGCAAAAAAGATTTACAGACGGAATATCTAAACCTAACGAAAGTCAATTTAATGGCAATTAGCCCAACGCAGTTAAGTCTTAAAAAATTACGAGAAGAAGGTTACACCGTAGCAGTAGTAGAACACTGGAACGCATTTGCTAGAATACGTCAAGACCTATTTGGTTTTATTGACCTGTTAGCTCTCAAAGGTAAAGAAGTCCTTGCTGTCCAAACTACAACCACTACTAATATGAACGCTAGGATTAAAAAAATAGCAGACCATGAAAATGTAGGTGTAGTTCGTGATGCAGGTTGGACTATCCATGTGCATGGTTGGAGTCAGAACGATAAGAAAAAGTGGCAATGTAAAGTAAAAGATGTATCCTAGTAGAGAGCAAATAAACAATGAACGCAAACAATTTCTAAAGCAACAAATAATGGAATTGATTGGTGATGATATGAAAACTTCAGTGCAATTAGCTAAAATGATTGGAGTTGCAAGGTATCATCTTAAATACGCACTTATGGATTTAGAGGCAGAAGGATTATTGCACCATGAGCCTAGAGGAAGTAAGTTATATTTATACTACAAACCTAAACGACATCCGTTAGATGAAATCTTTAATCACAATGTAAACATTCCACAAGAGTTAATAAAAGAAAGCCATATATATACCGAAAAAGATACTAAACATAATCTGCGACACAATGTAACATTAGATTCATTTGGTAGTAGTGGCATAGATAGCGAAGGATTAGGTATAGGAACATGACACAAGAAGATATTATTGCTATATACAAAAAAGTATTTCCAACAGGTTATGAACCAGTTAGCGTAGAACGCATGATAAGGTTTGCAAGACTGATAGAGGAAAAAGTTAAGCATGAATGACCCATTTAAGATTATAGAGCCAACGGTCATTAGTTTTAGCGGTGGTCGTACATCTGCTTATTTATTGTGGAGAGTATTGCAAAGCAATAATGGATTGCCTAATGATGCAAGAGCAGTATTTGCAAATACAGGTAAAGAAGATGAAGCTACCTTAAAGTTTATTAAAGACTGTTCTGATAAATGGAATGTTAATATTGATTGGGTAGAATATATACCAGAAGAACCTAAATTTAAAGTTGTAAACTTTGATATTGCTAGTCGCAATGGAGAACCATTTGAAGCAGTCATTCGTTATTATAATAAATTACCTAACCCAGCTCAAAGATGGTGCACAGGTATTCTTAAAATTAGAACCATTCATAAGTTTGTTAGAAGTCTTGGATGGGAGCATCATGAAACAGATAATTCAGATTTTATTGGTATTCGTGCAGATGAAGAACGCAGGGCTGTAAAGCAACCAAGAGAAAAAGTACCGTTATATACTGCTGGTATTAATAAACAAGATATATCTAAATTTTGGTCTGAACAAGATTTTGAGTTAGAACTTCCTGTAATTGATGGTGAAACTATAGGTGGTAATTGTGATTTATGTTTTTTAAAAGCATTGCCTAAAGTTGTATCTCTTATTCAACAAAAACCAGAAAGAGCTGTTTGGTGGGCTAAAATGGAAAGTTTGTTTGATGATAAAGAAGGTTATGTTAAAGGAACTGGTAATAAGTTTAGAAGAGAAAGACCTAGCTATGCAGAGCTTATGAAATTTCAAGGTTCTCAAAATGAATTGTTTAATGATGAAACTATACCTTGTTTTTGTGGAGATTAAATGATTAGTATGGAACGCTTACTATCAATCCTAGATGATTGGAAACTATACATGAGGTCATCTAACCACAGACTTGGTTATCCTAGCAAGTCATTAGGTATGTCATCTGGAGGCGAGTCTACTACTGACGAATTTGAACACATGGTCAGTGCTATGGATAAACAAAATGTAAGAACCATAGACGCAATCATACATAGCCTTGATAAAGGACAGCAAGAAGCCATATACGCTAAATACTTGGGAGCTAAACCCCCACTTGCCTTTTATTGGCAATTAGACATGGCATACGACAATTTACTTACCATTAGTTCACGCAGGATAAACGCATAATCACTAGACCTAATATAGTGACTTGTGGTATAATACCAGCTATGTGGGCAGAGCCTACCCCAAAGAAACGTAATCCCTCCAAAACCCTGCTTATAACTCTCTCCATAAGTGGGGTTTTACTTTTATATGACAATATCTGTAGCAATATGCACTACCTGTGGCGAAGCATTTGACCGCACAGAGTATTCCCTTTGCAACGATTGCAGATATGACAAGACTTATATCAAGCTAGACAAAGAACCTATACAGGATAAAGAGCATGGAACAATCATTCAAAACAGAAGTGAGTAAAGATAAAGTAGCAAGCATATTTGCACTTATGTTACTTCACGAAGTTACTAATGCTCATTTATTGCACTGGGCAAGTAACTCTTTTTCAGAGCACGTTACATTAGGTGAGTTTTACGATAGCCTAACAGAAAAAACAGATATGTATGTAGAAGCATACATGGGTAAATACGGACAACTTAAGATTGAAGGTTACCCAGAAGTATATTCATTACCTAAAACAGATTCTGTAGCCCAATTAGAAGAACTATCGCATAATGTTGAAGAGTTAAGAGCAAAACTACCACAAGATACAGAACTACAAAACTTGGTAGACGAAATAGCAGACCTAATTGATTCAACTCTTTATAAACTACGTTATCTAAAATAAGGAAATAAAATGGCAATGTCAAAACCAAAAGCAAAACCAGCTAAAATGGCTAAAGTAGGTAAAGTAATGAAAGAATTTGGTGCAGGTAAATTGCACTCTGGCTCTAAAAAAGGTCCAGTAGTTAAATCACAAAAACAAGCTGTAGCTATTGCATTATCAGAAGCTGGTATGAGCAAAAAGAAAAAAGGCATGAAAAGTGGCTACTAAACAAGGTCTTTATGCCAATATTGCTGCAAAGAAAGCTAGAATCAAAGCTGGTTCTGGTGAGAAGATGCGTAAAGTAGGCACTAAAGGTGCTCCTACTGCTATGGCATTTAAACAATCAGCAAAGACAGCTAAAAAGAAATGAGTGGAGCTTGGCAAAAGAAAGAAGGTAAGAATCCTAAAGGCGGACTTAATGCCAAAGGTCGTGCATCTTACAATAAAGAAACAGGTGGTCATTTAAAAGCACCTGTAAAGTCTGGTGATAATCCTAGACGTGCATCATTCCTAGCTCGTATGGGAAATATGAAAGGT